CTTCTTTCTGACTTTCTCGTACTGCTATAGCACCGTCTTTACCTCTAATTCTGTCAAAGTCAATGAGTACTTGTACAGATTTGTCTAACTGTGCAATCACAGTATCAGCATCAACAATACGCTTATTCTGGCGTTCAATTCTGCTATCGATTTGTGATATCTCTAGTGTATTGTCACCGGCAGTGATGGTCTGGTCTAAGTGTGCTTTTGATAGAAATCCAAAGATTCCCATTGATGTTATAAATACTAATACTACAACAGCAATTGTTAGATACGACTTCAACAGTACTGGAGTTCTTTTCCAGTTGTGATATAACCATGATGCTGTTACAAGTTTCGATACTTCTAAAACTCCACCCATCAATAATACAGGTATCTTCGCGGCACTAAAAATAGCGGCGAGTCCTAATAATGAGTATAGTGCCGCAACTACAGATATGCTAATTGCGGACAATAAAGTCAGTAGTGTTAATATCATAGGCGTTCTATTCCTGCTTTACAGATATAATAAGCATCAACAATATCAGTCACAGGTGAATCCAATGTGTCTTGTCCTAATATATCTTTCAACTGATAGTATTTATATTCATTCGTAAATGCTTCATACATCTTCTCTTTATTAGCATTTCCTTTGCCACTAGCAAACTTCTTTACTTCAGATGGAGATATTGTTGTGTAAGGAAGATTGTTTTTGTATAGACGCATCTTCATTGCGCCTGCATTCTCACCAATATGAAACACACGACCTTTTGCACCCATAGCATAATCTTCGATAGTGATATGTTGAATTGCATCTAGTCCAAATGAGGTATCATACTTACTTAAACACTCAATGACCCATGATGCAATATTGTCGTAGCGTTCTTCTGGACAGTCCCATGGTTTATGCAGGTCACCATAGATATTGTTCCATGTGCCTTCATACTTCTTTTTTGTTGTAAGATAATAGAACTTACATAAGATGAAACTACATTTCTCGTCCGGCGAAATACAAATCGCCGGACTACTTAATGAATAGTCTATGCCCACATACATTATGGAATTTTAGTTTCGTCATATGGACCAGCGTTCGGTTCAAAATACTTTGTTACCATGTCTAGCATATCATCATATTCTGCAATCTGTTTCATTTCAGTTTCAATCGCTTCGATGATATCTGGATGCTCTCCAATTCCTGCAGGATTATGCAGATATACTTCTACATTGGCACGATGCTTCTCAATGTGTCCAACTGCATGTGCTTTAAAAGCATTAAGTAGTGTATCTCTCATTATAAGTCTCCTTGTTTACGGTTCTCGCTGAACCATGCATCAAATGCACCGCCTGGATAACGCTTTTCTAATTTACGCACGTTTTCTTCTAAAACATCTTGTGGATCTAAATCCAATGCGCTACATGCATTAACCCAATACCAAAGGATATCCCCCAACTCTCGTTTGAGGTGAAAAATGGTATCATCATCCAAATTCTTTCCTTGGAACACACACTTTTTGACGATTTCACTAAATTCACCTCCTTCACTAGATAATCCAATACTCGCCGTTAGTAGTGTACTAATATTACACTTGTGGTCTAACTCTTGCAATTTTCTTTCTAAGTGTGTCAAGTTTTTACTCTCTTGACTAGTTACTTCACTTACAAATTCACGATATTCATTCAGTTTCATATATTATTCATCCTCTTTATCACTATAATATTCTTCTTCTGTTTCTAATTCACCTCCGCAAAATGCACAGGCACTCACTACATAATATTCTTCATCCATATTATGTGCTAATCTAAATTCAGCATCACATTCTAAACAAGCATATGTTTTTGGTTTCCCCATGTTATCCCCTATAAAGTAAATCCAGCAAAACTGTCTTTCTCAACATCTTGCTTAATACCTCCAATGACATAGGATTCAATTTCAGTTTCTTGTGGTGCGTTTTGAAGACCAGAACTATTTAACCAATGAAGAGTCCATGGTAGCGGGTTGTCTCCTGGTTTGATATCATAGATTGCGTTCAGTCCAATTGCTTTCATACGCTTGTTTGCTACCCACTCAACATAGTCTGATAATAGTTTCTCATTGAGACCAATCATAGAACCATCTTTGAATAGATACTTCGCCCACTCTTTTTCTTCATCTACTGCTTGACGATACATGTCGTACATGAACTCTTGTTCTTCATCAATAACAGCAAGCATTTCTTTGTCATTTTCGTTATTCTTGTAATTCTTAATAATATGTTGACTAATAGCAAGGTGTTGACTTTCATCTCTCGCAATGAATGATATAATCTTTGCGCTACCTTCCATTTGCTTCAACTCTCCAAATGCAAAAGTACACGCAAATGAAACATAGAAGCGAATACCTTCTAAGATATTTACTGTAACTAATGCTCTCCATAATTTGCGTTTTAATTCTTTTGTGGTACCTTCACCATTCAATTCATATCGTTTTGCATAATCAATGAAATCATCATAACACTTTGTAATACTATCTGCACGTTTCATAATTTTTTCATCATCAACAACTGTGTCGAAAACCTCAGATGGGTTTGCATACAAGTTCTTAATCATGTATGTATAACTACGACTGTGAATAGTCTCCATGAAGTCCCATGCAATAATACAACCTTCTAGTTCTGGTAAAGAACAGTAAGGCATAAATGCTAACGCAGGTCCTCTACCTTGAACACTATCAAGCAAAATCTGATACTTCAGATTTGATGTAAAGATGTGCTTTTGTTCAGGACGCAACTCGTTATAGTCATTGCGGTCTTTCTGTAATGAAATTTCTTCTGGACGCCAAAAGAAACCAAGTTGTTTCTGTGTCAGTTTATCAAAGATAGGATACTTGAATTCATCATATCTTTGCATACCTTGGTCTTCACCAAAGAACATTGGTTGTTTTTTGAAATCTACTTTGTTTTTGTTAAATACACTTGTCATTACTTTTTTCCTTAAATTGCACAGGCATCACATGCTTCATCTTCACCGAAATACTCTGGTGGGTTATCGAACTTTTTCGTTGTTTCTTCTACTACAGTTTCTTCATCATCATCTTTCTTACCATCATAAGTGTTTTGATAGTAAGCAGTCTTCCATCCATACTTATAGGTTGTAAGTAGGTCTTGCGCCATCACTGAGATTGGCACTTCATTATTCTCGTAGTTTTCTGGATTGTATGACCAGTTACCACTGATTGCTTGGTCGAAATACTTCTGCATCATCGCAACGACTTTGATATACCCTTCGTTGCTTTTCATATCCCATAATAGAGTATATGAATTCTTTAGCGTAGTATACTGTGGAACAATCTGTTTAAGAGTCCCTTTTTTGCTTTTCTTAACGGACAGGTATGCTCTAGGAGGTTCGATTCCATTAGTTTCTCCTGACACAACGGAACTGCTCTCTGATGGCATCTGTGCGGACAGAGTTGAGTTGCGGAGTCCGTATGCTTTGATGTCTGCTCTAAGATTATCCCAATCACGACTTAACTTTCTGTTGCAAATTTCATCGACCTCTTTCTTGTATGTGTCAATAGGTAGAATACCATCTGCATACTTAGTTCGGTCGTAATACTCACATTTACCTTTTTCTTGAGCAAGTTGATTAGATGCTCTCAGCAAGAAATATTGAAAACTCTCAGATAGTTCATCTACAAGTTCCCATGCTTTAGGGTCATCATATTTGACTTTGTTCTTTGCTAGGTAATGTGCTAGACCTATATATCCAACTCCTAAAGACCGTCTTGCTCTAGTTGATTTCTCAGCGGCAATGACAGGATACTTCTGATAGTCAATAATCTCATCTAGTGAGCGAACTGCTAAGTCACACAAATCTTCTAACTCATCTGTATGCTTCAACTGACCAATGTTGATTGCAGATAGAATACACAAAGCAATCTCAGCATTCTCATCATCGATATGCTGAATAGGCGTAGTTGGTAGTGTAATCTCTTGACACAGATTGCTCATGTATACACGGTCTTTGAATGAACTATGAGTATTGCAATGGTCGATGTTCATAAGATAGATACGACCGGTCTCTGCACGTTCTTTGAGTAGATTAATCATCAACTCTCTAGCAGGTACAGTCTTCTTAGGTACAGAATATGCTCTCTCATACTTGAGATACATTTCATCAAACTCAGGCGTACCGAATGCTTCATATAGACCAGGAGCATCATGTGGTGAGAACAAAGTAATGTCTTCACTCTTCAAAAAACGCTCATAGAATAACTTGCTCAACTGAATTGAGTAGTCAAGTTTACGAACACGATTATCTTCAGAACCTTTGTTGTTCTTCAGTACAAGGATATCTTCAATCTCTTTGTGCCAGATAGGAAAGTGAGTAGTAGCAGAACCACCACGCACACCATTCTGTGTGCAACATCTTACTGTCGCTTCGAACTTTTTGAGGAAAGGAATGACACCAGTATGTTGTACTTCACCTCCACGAATTTTAGAATTAATTCCACGAATTCTGCCAGCATTAATACCAATGCCCGCCCGTTGTGAAACATAGTATCCAATAGCACTATCAGAATTAAAAATGGAATCGAGAGTGTCATCAACGTCCACAAGAACACAAGATGCAAACTGACGTATAGGGGTCCTGACACCTGACATAACAGGCGTTGGAATATTGATTTTGAATAGTGAGATTGCGTTGTAGTATCTTTTGACATATGATAGTCTTGTCTCCTTAGGATATTGTGCGAATAAAGTTGCGGCGATAAGCAAATACATAAACTGAGGTGTCTCGTAGATATCACCGTTGCTTCTGTCTTGCACTAAGTACTTGTCAACCACTTGCTGTAATCCAGCATAAGTGAAGTTTAAGTCGCGCTGATGATAAATCATAGCATCTAGTTTAGACCACTCATCTTCATCGTAGTATGATAGTAATTCCTTATCATACACACCACGGTCAATGTTATGTTTCACATGCTCTAACAGAGAAGGATATTCATATTCACCAAACACATTTTTGCGTAATCCGTACAGCAACAATCGCGCCGCAACGTATTCATAGTTGGGTGCTTCTAATGAAATCAAGTCGGAAGCAGATTTCACAAGAATTTTTTGAATGTCTTTAGTTTCAATCCCATCAAAGAACTGAATACCTGAATTCATTTCTACCTGTGATGCGGACACGCCGTGTAAACCATCACATGCTTCTTGTGTGATTTTCTGAATTTTTCTAATATCTAATGTTTCTTTCCGACCATCATTTTTGATGACCAGAATATCTTCTCTGGTTGGTGACATTCTCTTCCCTCTTTATATTAATCTGAATTGTAAGTACGTTAGTGGTACTGTTGCGTTAATGTTTGGTTGTGTTATTCTGCACCAAGCAGAACCTTCACTCATAAAAATTCTTCCTGGCATAATAGAGACAACATCTTCCGGTTTTGTTTTATAGTATGTTATCAACTCACCTCCCCATGATTTATTCCACATTGAATTGAAAACTACTGTTATAGTCTTACCATTCTCTGGAGCAAAAAAAGGTAAAGGATAATCTACAAAACTACTAGTAGATACTAGAGGATGTACCACTTCTCCTTTTAAATCATTTTCTAATTCTGGTATTTGGTTTAGAATTTCACTAATAACATCTTTACATGTCTGAAATAATTCTTCTTCAGTCTGCCCAGTTATATTTGTATTGTCTAAATCTTCTTCGTTAAGAATTCCATCTATCACTTGAACCATAGGTTCTTGATTATTTGGATCCCACAAGTTTTCTTGATTAAACAAAATGGGATTTTCATATCTTAAATTAGTTGTCATAA